CCGATTGGATAAACACCACGAACAATGATAACCACATCCCCTTCGCTTCTCTTTCCTCCACTCTTTACCCGATTTGATAGCTTTATCTAATGACATGCTCCTCCTAGGTGATGCGCGATCCATTACCCATTATATCACTTAGATAACTTTCTCCATAACCGCAGGCACATCAGGTAATGGCATCCAGTGTGTCACCGTACCATATTTACTGGCTATTAACTCACCATCTAAGTCATCCACCCAACCACTATCCAGTCGAGAAGCAATAAAAATAAAGTGCATATTCACACCCTTGCGCCCATCCCATTTAGCCACCAACACTCTACACACCTGCGGCGGTAACTTATCTTCTACGCTTATCCATTTCATAATCCACCCCTTAAAAAAAAATTTACATTCAAGTGTACGATTATATCGTATAGTTCGTTTCAGAGATACAAAATAGGATTCTGAATATTGTGATGGTAAAAATGTTTGAAAGTGATCTGGGATGAAATAGATATAGTACCGGTTCGATTAAGGAGGCACGGGCCTGCCTTGTTCGGGTAGAGTCCCGCGCCCGCTCGCGCGCGTAGTATGATATCTTTGATTAAGGTATGTTTGAACGCTACCGAATGTTAACCGTTCGCGCTATAGCATAGCAAAGCGCAAGAGCTATGCCACTCTCAAGCTATTGTGAGGGATGATATGTTGTTGTAGTATATGCTAGGATTCGGCTGGATTCTTAGAGCGGTTGAATATGAAGTCTAACGCTCCTCTCGTTGCGCTCTCAGCGATAACATCGCGATCTTGATCGTATCCACGCTTTCGACCTATTGTTTTGAGCGCGAATAACATGCTGACAGTATCTCCAGAGAGGACTTTAGCTTGAAAGACATCTTCTGTTTCGTCGAGAAAGCGCTCTCTACACTCTTCTAGAACTGTTTTAAGCTCTTCTTCCGCGTTTATTCGTGAGTGTAAGTGCTGACGGCTCATGCCTATCTTATCAGCAGCGCGAGATATATTACCGCGTGCCTTTCGAATAGCCTCTATGATTAGGCTAGAATCAATCTTAACGCCTCCTTGAGGCTTGCGGGCATAGTCTAGTGCTTTTCTCTTTTCACCTTTCGGAAACGCCATTGAGTTACTTGCTTTGCGTGATTCACTTGTTTACTTATTAGCTATTAGGCTTGCCCGCTAGGCGCGGGGATTGCCATTAGTCAAGCTTGATTATACCCTTATCTTAACATATTCGATCATTTATTTTAAAACTTGCGCGTTTCCCTAGAGAGAATACACAATTTTCACTGAATTTTCAGAAAACCATTGACTGAATTTCCAGTCATGTGATATGTTAATCAACATTCAAGCGCAATTGACTGGAAAGCTGAATAATCCTAGCGAGCGAATACGCAATGACCTAGAGAGAAACGCAAGTACGTTAGAGGCGATTGAATACACAACATAAACTAACTAACTAGGTGAATATATGAAGTATCAAGTTTTATCAATTGACGCATGGGCGGGCGAGGAAAAAGGCCTATGGGATTGCAATATGTGGTTTAAGGCCGGCCAAATTGAAATAGGTTATGGCGCCGAAAGATCAGATATCGCACGCTTAATGGTCGAGGAAGGGTTTCTATACCCTAGCGCTAGAAAGCGCGTAGATGTTGAGGAAATAAGCGATACAACTATCAGAATATGCGATAAGAAAACCTTTCAGCCTCTTTATGATCTAGTTTTGATTGAAGGGGGCGAATAATGGGATACTCTTGCAGCGCACGCGCTAACTACGTATTAGATCAAGTCGAATTCCTTGAGGAGTTCGACTCTAAATCGCCTAACTACAAGTATTTTATTGAAATAGGCAAAGAGAATAACGACGGCGCCATAACCGGCACGGTTTACATGTTTACCGGCGGTTGGTTTACCGATAAGGACTATTTACAGACTAGGCCTATAAAGAAGTATGGAAGTTTTAGAATCAATCCTAACGGCACTATAGCGCGTTTCCCCGGCATATCTAAACGCTTATTCGGAGTCCTAGAGATTGCCGGCATAGAGGCCTTTGACCGGGAGCATTCTAGGGGGTGGAATTATGTGTATAGTTGAATACACCCTAGGCAATCAAATATCCCGCTACACCTTTAAAGGGTGGCGGGAGGCTTTCGAGTTTACGAGTGAATATAACCGAAACTACACATACTTAAGGATATATTCACTATGAAAGAAGATATAAGAATGTTGATTAAGCAATACCGAAAGGAGCTTGTCGCCCTAGAGGGTAGATACCTTGAAGAAAAGCGCGCCGGCCGTCAAGAGAATGAATCTTACTTTTTCGGTCAATGGTGCAAGCTGGGAGGCGTTATAGCTGATCTTAAGGCCATAGAGCGAAAGAACGCACAAAAAGGAGATTTAACATGCTGATAGAAATAACCGAAATTCAAACGTGCTTAGTAGTCTATCGCGTTACCGCTGAAAGTATAGAGGCATACCGTCAAGGATACTGGGAATATGACGATACTGTATGCGACGAATGTATTGAGGCTAAAGAAGAAGCGATAGAGATTATCGACTAATTTCATAGCGTATCGTCTATGTTTTAATTCTATCGTCGTAGATAGATTAAATCATATGACGATACCTAAAAATAAACATTCTATCAAGAAAACATTTGGATTAACGGTTCGGATGTTGCGTTATCAAGCTGATATGTCGCAAGAGCAATTAGCTGAGAAAGCACATTTACACCCGACTTATATCAGTTCAGTAGAGAGAGGAAAAAGAAGCGTAGGACTAGAAAAGATAATAAGCATAGCTAGAGCGTTAGGAGTGTCACCAAAGGACTTAATGCCTCCTTAATCTCAAATCTCTGTGCCTTAGTTTAAGGCTTAGTGACTTGCGATTAAGCAAGACACAAAACTAAACTATTAAACTAAGGTATTATTATGGCACGCGTATACGTTGCTTGTTTGGCAGCATACAATAACGGTTGGTTACATGGCAAGTGGATTGATGCAGCGCAAGATTATGACGATTTTAGGGCAGAGATCGACGCAATGTTAAAAGAATCGCCGGTTACTAAAGAATACGGCGAAATAGCTGAAGAATGGGCAATACATGATGCTGAAGGTTTCGGCTCTTATCGCGTCGAAGAATGGAGTAATTTAGAGGAGTTATGCGAGATAGCTAACTTGATCGAGCATGAAGAAAACGGCGAATTAATCCTTGAACTACTCGCACATTTAGGATCAGGAACAACCATTGAAGTTGCAAAAGAATTTCTTGAGAATAATTATCAAGGAACTCATAAAGACGTTGGGGAATATGCCGAATATATAACAGAAGAATGTGGACACGAAATCCCTAAGTATTTTCAGCATTATATTGACTGGGATGGGATGGGGCGTGATATGGAGTTAAATGGTGATATATTCACTATAGAGCTCAATGACGGCATGCACGTATTTTTCAATCATTGAACCGCTGGAATTTGATTGAATTTCCAGTAAGTAATCATTTAGCTAACAAGATAAAGCGCGTGTGTGATATCTTGTTGGCTTAACAAACAAAACACTGAGGGGATTGTATGAACAAGCAAGAATTAGAGAAAGCAAAAGAAGATTACAAGAAGATATGGGAGGGCATGACGCTGGATTATGACAGTGCCGGAATACCGACGGTCAAAGTATCATATGCCGACGTTTTAACGCGACCTTTATTTTACCCTGTTAACAAATTCGCGTATGGCCTAGCGATCCTAATGAGGCGCAAAACCTTTACGAAAATAGAAATAGATCATATGCGGGCAATGGGGTTTGTGGTAGAAGTTGAAGTAAGAAGAGTGGAACTACCGGAGGCCTGTAGATGAATCTTATTGATATACAGAGTGTCCAGAAGCTTGAAGAATATATTTTCGCGCTTGGGGCTTTTTCAGCGTCCATAAAATCAGCGCATGAACTACAATCTAAGGCCTTAGATTGTGAATTCCTAGAAGGTGAAGAACGCGAACTAGTCGAGACTATTCGATACCAGTTAGGGCGTTCTATAGTAGCCATATCAGACCTTCTTAGGTTTATGGACCAGCGCGCCGTTATCAATGCGGAGGAAGTAGGCGAACGCATGTTAGCTAAATGCCGGCAAGCTGTTAAACAAATACAAGATGAACAATAGAGAAGCAACACATTAAATCAAAGGAAAAAGTTTATGGACGAAAACACGTGGAGATTTGCCCAAACAATCATGTGGCTGATAGGCCTACAAACGGCTTTTATCACTGCTGTATTAGGTTTTATATGGAGTAATCTATCTAAGAGGATTGAGAAGATGGAGGATAGAATGACAAGATTAGAAACCGATATGGTAGAAGTTAAAACAGTATTAAGAATGAAAGAATGTTGCATGATTAACGACTCTAGCCAGTTAAAGAAGGCTGAATGATGCGGTATTTTATATATCTAAGGGTCTCTACAGATAAGCAAGAAGACTCTGGATTAGGCCTAGAAGCTCAGCGTCATGCCTGTATGCAATGGATCGAGAAACTTGGAGGCGGTGAAGTCACTGAGTTTATTGACATTGTGACCGGGACAGATAGAAAAAGGAAAGAGCTAGAAGAGCGTCCTAAACTGCTAGAAGCTCTTTCCCTATTGACAAAAGGCGATGTGCTCATCGTTCATAAGAGGGAACGACTTGCGCGAGACACTTATATTATGGGCATGATTGAGCGTATCATAGAAAAGAAAAAAGCGAAACTTGTTTCTGCAATAGGTGAAATGGAGGGCGACGAACCGCATAACGTTTTACTTAGGGGCATCATGGATCTATTTGCCCACTATGAAGCGTTGGTTATATCCACGCGCACAAAGGCAGCCCTATCGCGCAAGAAGGCGAGAGGTGAGCGCGTTGGACGCATTCCATATGGTCAGCGTTTAAACGGCGATGGCTTGCTAGAAACGCATCCAGATGAGGCCAAGATACTCAAGAAGATGTATACCTATCGCATGCACCAAGATTTAAGCTTTCGGGACATTGCCGACAAGCTTAATGATGAAGGCTTACGAAATCGCGATGGAGGGATCTGGACGCACGGAGCTACGTCCAGAGTCTATATTAACTACGAGAAGATTTTGGACGGCCTCGTTTCTTTGGGGGCTGCGTAGGATCATAAAAGAAATCCGGTATGAACTCTTTAACAAAAGTTCGTGCCGGCATTCCTATATGAATATACTCTATAAAATCAATAAGTTTGGGGATATTCATAATCATAAATCTTTTAGTTCTATGTTTACATCCTAAAGAACAAATTCTTTCCCAGTAGTATTCTATTTTAATAGTAAGATCTGTAAGGGCGGTTTCATAAAAATAGTCAATATCAGGGTCAGAGTAAAAATCATCCTCTTCTTCTAAATACTCCTGATTATAAAGATCTGAATCATATCGGTGCATCTCATGATTTAACATTGAAGTACCAAAAGACCATTTACAAATAAATTTAACATCTTTGAACTCATTATTCAAAGCCTCAATAAATTTATTTGTTTTCTTCAATATATTGTCTTTTACTAATCTTTCTTTAGTTACTATAGAAGCGTTTTTAACAAACTCTATGATTTCTTTTTCTTGTCCTAATAGATTATCATACAATCTATTAGTTATCTGATTTATGACCTCTTCGGCAGCACCTAATCTTGCGTCGGCCATGTTCCCTCCCAAACTTCGTTCATGGTTACAATTTTATCCGTCTCCTCTATGTAGATTTCAACTCTAGGATGAGAGGAGTAAACTTTTATCGCTGTCCCTATAGAAACCGCGTTATCGTCTGCGATGGCGGTACCTGATAGAACGTCAAGATATAACTTGACTAGGTTGTCCACGTCAGGCTTCTTAATATGCTTTAAGTGTCCCTTCATTGCATCTGCTCTGTCGCGCTTTGACATGCTCTTAGGGATAGGCATATAGAACCAGAACATCACCCGAGGGTAATCCGGAAACTTTCAGGTGAGGCGCTCGATTTGATCGAGCACCTGCAACTTTAGTTCTCGCTTGAGAACTGTTTGAGGGTCGAATGTCATTACTCGATTACCTCGTTTAAATACCCGGATCCTCGCTTGAGCTACAGGATCTCCCCTAAGTATTAACTTGATCATTAAGCTGCATCCTCGTTAATATCTGGGAAGTCCCTAACCTTTAACTTGAACATGATAGGAGTCTTGTGATTACGGAAGAGCATAAGCGGGACGCTTCGCGCTATTACTCCCTCCATGACCAGCTCCCTATCTTCGGCGATATAGCTCTTGGGCTTAGATTTTACGAATTCAACAACCTCAGCGGTTGTCATAATCCGTTGATTAATGGTGTGTTCAATATCAAGTGCACTGGCAATCTCCAATACACTTTCCTTTTCGAGCCACCATCCGTCAATCCAGACATCGAAGAGGATGAAGGACACATCTTTTCGATACCTACTACCGCAAGCTTGGATCTTTGGGCCGTACCCTTCACCGAAAAGAATGACCTTCCGGGCATCGGGAAACTGCTTTTGAAGCTTTTCGCGGGTGAAAGTATGTTGGAGGTGTTGAAGCAAAGAGGTTGGCATCTGCGCGTTATCTGTCCGGCCGCCGTAATTAGGGGAAAACTGGTCGTTTGGCTCCCAAAAAATCCGAACGTTAGTACCGTCAACTTTTTCGTCGATCATCCATCGGTTTATGGAACCGAACTCAGGGCAAGCATAGTCCCCCTCGATGAACGACTGTCTAAACTTTTGGCGTGAAGCGTCAAAGACACTCCTTCTTCTCCTTTTCGTCGAAGTACCATCCCTGACGTTTCCAAAGAGAATTGATTTTAGGATACTCCATTAGTAGCCTCCAAATTGGTTATGTTTTGTCTTAGAAGATTAAAAGCGATTGCCTCCATCTGAGTGAACTTTAATTCTCTCTCAGCTGATTTAAGGCGTTCTTTATTAATCTTCTCTAGGTGCTTAATGTAGTCATCAATATAGTCTTTTAACTCCTCATATGGAGTCTTAGGTTTTTTTGACATTGTACCCCTTATCCCTTAATGCAACACACGCACAAACACCGGCTATGCTCATTAAGAACATGAAGATAGCAAACGGGATCCACAAAGGGGCAGTGACCCAAATCCATGACCATGCAATGAAGCCAGTCAGTTTAAGGCCTAGAAACAAAATAAATAGTAATCCACTAAACGTTATCTGCATTTTTCTCCTAGAATGGGAATGGTTCTTCTTCTTTCACGATATCTTCAGGGACTAGGTCTCCGTTACGGATGATATAGTCATCAACTGCGGCCATAATCTGATCACGGAAGCGTTTTTCTGCGCCTGCATCGTCAAATTCTAGTTGCTTGGCGTACTTAGTTTCGCCGTTAGATTCATACTTCCGTTGAGGCAGATTGACCCAGCGATTCTGGCCTTTTTGCATGACCGTGATCTCATGGATCTTCAATTTCCAAGGCTTAATATGGACAGACACGCTAGCTAGCATATCGCCTTTATTAATTGGATTGACGCTAATTACATCTATCATCTTTTCTCCTAATAATTTTTTACAAACAATTGAGGTTGACTATCAACTGATGTATTGTTTTTCTTCATATGTTTAATAATGTTTCTAAATAGATCGCTAAAATCAAACTCTCTATCTATCCTCGCTCTCGCCTTCACAACCAAATCGCTTAAGTATTCAACCTCTGACATCGTTAACTTCACCGGAAGGGTGTTGTTAGCCGCTTCATAAGGCTCGTTCCTATACTTATGCCAATACTCCAGAATGTCATCCCTACACAGGATCACAGCCCTTTTATTGACCTTTTGAAACTTGATCTTTCCACAGGCGATTGCATCCCTAACGAAGTGCTCAGTATGGAAGAGCCCTAGCTCTACCAAATCACCAGCCCCGTATGCGGGGGCGGTGAGTTTCTTAACTACTTCATCATAGGGGATGTAAAAGCCCGGTTCTCCCTTAACCTTCTTCATACCCTCTCCTTGGTGAAAATATTTGTGAATTATCAATATAGCTATCGCTCTCAGGAATATACCTGAGCGTCACTTCGCCTTTAGTTCCGAAGAATCTGTTCTTAGGGATAAGAACCTTCATGCGATTATCAGGCGTAGCGAGATCTGCTTGAGCCATGTTTTGCAATAACAGGATGTTATCGGCGTATTGCTTGATAGCGGCACTCCCCTTCAGCTGACCCATGTGCATCTTGCCTGATCCGTCATCTAACTGCTTAGGATGCGCTATCAACAGGATATGAACATCAAACTCCATAGCCATATCGTGAATAGCTACGACGGCATCCTTGATCTTTTCGTGACCTTCTTTCTCTTTCGACGTGGCGCTAATGTAGTCAAGGTGATCCAAGAGTACGTACTTGACGCCGTAGACCTTCGAAGCAAGCTCGATCTGCTTATGGAGCGTCGGGATATCGGCCTTAGAGCGCTTAGGATTGATCATTGCATTGTGCTTTTGCATCCATGCTTTGAAAGCCGTGATCTGCTCATTGGTGAAGGCCTGCGTCTTGAACTTAGAACCTAGCACTACACTAGCGACTTTTCGGATGATAACTTCATAGTCCATCTCCCAGCTATTGATCCAAAAACCTGAATTGTGTTTCTTGATCAAATTGCATAGAAGATTCACTGAAAATGTTGTCTTACCTGCACCGGTATCGGCTGAGATAACCGTCATCTCTTTGGGTCGGATCCCGCCTATCAAGTCATCAAGATCTTTCCATCCTGTTGGAATTCCCTTGTCCCTTGCATGGTAATACGTTTCGGGCAAGTCACGGAAGTGAACGATCTCATCAACACAAATACGCGCTGCATTGCGCATTAAGTCTTGAAGGTCTGCTTTCTCGATGTGTGCATTCTCGCGTACCCAGTCATTAGCATCCTTTGCCGGGAACATGATGCGCCTAAACTTCTTAGGAGAGATTAATTTCTTAGCCTCTTCGACTGCCTTCTCCCCTGCCTCGTCCATATCGAAAGCAATGAAGATTTCACTGAAACTTTGCAGGTAATCGTAGTGATTCTTGAAGGTAGTCACCACACTAGCTGCGCCGTTTGGCAAGGAAACCACTTGCGGGGCTCCCAGTTGAGCTATCGCAATCGCATCGAACTCACCCTCGGTTATGATAAGATAATCGCTTGTAGGCCAAATACGTTGGTTCCAGAAGGGCATCTTAAAACTACCCTTCTCTTCTTCCTTGAGTTGGCTAAACCACATCTTCTTTTTATCTTCCATATTGCGGTATTTCACGCGCACCAGTTCGCCGTTGAAAATGTAAGGAAAGCTTATAGCTCCATTAGCACTTGCGACTCCCATCTGCTGTGCGACCGGAATACTAAGACCTCGATCACATAAAAAAACTCGTCCATTTTCGTCCAATGATTCTCTAGTAAAGTGTTGCATTACAGTCCCTTAGATTTCAGATATTCTTGATAGTGTTTTTTGTCGGTAATTCTTTGAAGGTATGCAACATAGGCCTCTTCGCTCTCGTCTCGGTAGGTTTGTGCAATATCAGCGTTGAACGGAATAACATCGGCTTCAGAGTTTGAACCGGCTGTAACTGGCTTCTTAGGGGATTTCTTTACATCCTTGAAGGATTTATTCAGCCAGTTTGTGATGAAAGTTCGATTGCCGTCCCGCTCTGGATTTTTGGGATCCATGAGCCATTGACGCATCAAGCGAAGTTCGCGCTTAATATCTACGCCGGGATAAAGATCAATCCAAGAAAGAACATCGTCTTCGTCGATGTTGACGAACTCGTTGGTTTCATAATCGAATTCGATTGAAGGAAGCGAAGCGTTCCTCTTCTTCTTCTTCTTCTGTATAGATATATTATCTGTAGTGTCCTGTTTTTCAGGATCCTGTTTTTTAGGATCCTGTAATTCAGGTTCCTGTTTTTTAGGAAGCTGCTCTTCTTCAGGTTTATCTTTGTATAACTCAATTAGTCTCTGTTGCTTATCTTCATAAAACATGTAGATAGTGGTTTCATGTCTTCCATCTTTGCGTATATCCTTCCTTTCGCAATACCCGGCTTGCATCAATCGCTTGAAAACACCGTAAATCTTTGTTTTACTTTTGATGCCGTTAACTTTTCCAAGCTGCATAGGATGAGCGACCCAATCATCAGGAAGACTTAAAATGTACCATAATAATCCGCGTTCATCTAAACTGAGGTTAGTATCTTGAGCAACAGCGCGGGCTGTCATGAAGTAAGGGTGTTGTGAATCTCTAGGAGCTCTCACACATCGAATAGAATTTGCGTCCATAATGTCCTTTAGCTTGCTACATAATTCGTCGTTATGTAGACTAGGTTTATCTTAGTGAACTGTGTTACGAGCGATTCGCCATCACAGTTCGTTAGTTTAGCGGGTCACCTCATGGTGGCCCGTTGTGTTTTATAGCCACTCGCTTTGGTGCTTCTCTCTATCAAGGCAAAACGTATCCAAGCACATTTCCTGTTCCTCTACCAAAATAATGTCATAACCGTTAACGCGTACCACGACAGAATCAGGCCCATCCGCAGTTGAGATAAAGCCCATCTTTTCAAGGTTCCTGAAGTGTTTAATCACTCCGGGGACGCGATTTTCTCTGAGTTTGAAATTACCTTCCCACTTAACAAAATAAGCGCATAGATCAAGCCACAGCTTAGCAGCTGGTGCATCGTTCGAGGCTATGGTGTGGAAGCACTGATTACAACAAACAGCGGTCATGACGATCCAGTTATATATTTTTTAACTGGACGTAAAATTCATAGGGGGGATATAGTCAGAAGCGATCTTGGTGATCATTTTGCTTACTAACGACTGGTAATCGTTAAGAGCACTGCTTCTGAGACTACATCTCATCTACAGAACATACGTCCTGCGACCCAGCCTTAGTGCTGGGTTTCTTTCTTCATAATACTTACTAAAATTTATTGCACTACTTTTTTCAATTTTGAGTCAATGATCCTGCGCGCATCCGGATACTTGTCAGTCAATTGGCGTATAACAGTTAATTGAAATTCTGCGTACTTATCTTTTTCTCCAAACCAAGAACAATGCACCCAAGTATCTTTTCGACGTGCTTTCGGGAATTCAATGAACAATCCAGTCTTATTCCTATACATTATCATGATGTTAAACAGCATGTCTCCATATCGCACTAATCCATAGCCTATGCAAGGGCTGTTTTTAATCTCTTGAAAATCAATCACTTGCACATCCATTATATAACTCCATACACAAAATCCAGTCGGTTATCCAAATAAAGTTTCCACAAATTTGTCTCATGATGTATGTTCAAATTTAATGGAACATTCACTGAAATTCCAGAGGAATTTGATGAGAGAAGTTTGGAAAGAAATTTTTGAAGGATGCCATTATGTCATCTGGATGTTCCTTGGGTTTGTTTTGTTATTAATATTTTTCATAGTGGGTATCTGCAATGCAAGTAGTCGCGCTTAGGCCACCGAGTTCGGATTTTGAAATATTCATGTGGTTGCTTCTTGGTTTTGCATTAGGACACCTTTTAACGAGGTAAAATTAACCTGAATACAGAAAACATTCAAGATAATTCCGATTATATGAGGGTTACAGAAGTCCTGTCACCGTTCACCGGACTCGACAAAGTACCGAAAGACATATTAGCGAACGCTGCTAGGCGTGGCACTAAAGTGCATGACATATGCGAAGGTATTGTTAAAGGGTTAGGCGAATGGGGCGTGGATGATGAAACTCGCGGCTACGTCCATAGCTTCAAGCAATGGTGGGAAGAAGGCAAAAAGGTACTAGCCTTAGAACAACGGTTCTACTGCTCCGAGCTGATGATTACAGGTCAAGTTGACATGATAATTGAAGGCGAAGAAGGAGCCATAATACTAGACCTTAAAACTTCTGCGAAACCATCGAAGACTTGGCCGCTTCAGGGGTCAGCCTATGCTTATATGGCGAGGAAAAACGGATACGACGTACGCGGGATCCACTTTCTTCACCTAAATAAGCATGGGATGAAACCGGATCTATACGTCTATGACGATCAATTTGATCTTTTCAAAAAATGTTTAGATATCTTCAAACACTTTTGGAGGAAGTAATGCGGGATCCTAATCTAATTCCTTGGGATTACCCTGAATATTTCGCAATGCTTAGGGGCGAAATTCCCTACGAACATGAGGAGGACGACTATGATTATGATTATAGCGATGATCATGATCCTGATGATGATGATTCTTGCCCTAGGTGTGGAGGGGGTCGAGGATGCAACTGGTGTTTAATGACCGAATGGTAAAGGAGGTTTATGGATAATGCGGTAATACCCGTAAAACAACATGAAGTATATGCTTTAAAACATCAAGACGTAAATACAGCAACACAGGTTGTTGGTATGCCTAGTGCTCAAGAGCTTATGGTTTATCAAACGTGGGCAAAGAACGCGGTTGATAGCCAAATGTATCGAGGTGTGGGCAAAGAATCTGCGGTCATGATGATTATGTTGGCGGCAAGAGAGTATGGAATAGGGCCGGCGCAAGCGCTTAATGGAGGACTCCATATCATCGAGGGAAAGGTGGAACTATCTGCTCGTGTGATGTCAGCGTTGATCCGGCGTGCTAAGCATACTCTTCAGATTATAGAAAGTACAGATCAGATTTGTAAAATCAAAGGTACGAGGGCTGATACTGGAGAGACGCATACCGTCACTTTCACTATCGAAATGGCTCAAAAAGCTGGTCTGATAAAAGAGAAAGGTGGATGGAAGAGAACACCCGAAGATATGCTTTATGCTAGATGCGTTTCTCGGCTCGCCAGACAGCTTTTTAGCGATGTGATAGGCATAGGGTACATCGAAGGTGAGATAAGCGATTCTAGGGCTTCTAATGAAGAGCCAAAGCAATATTCCGAAGTAACAGAAGATGCTATTTCTCAAATGTTACAGGATTTACTTAAGCAATTCGATCCATCAGACCACTCCTTGATTATGACATTTATTGATGAAATCAATGCTCATTATAAAGAGTTAAAAGTACACACATTAATGAAGTTATTAAACGACATTAAAGTTACTTCTGATCAATTTAACAAATGGAAAAACAAAAGGAAGTTGAATGAAAAAGTTATTGACATTACTAGTGTTCCCGTTACTCCTTCTGAGTAGCTGCACACTAAGCTTTTCAAATATTGATACTCATGGAAGCGCTACCGATCTGGTAGATGAGAATATGAGTACAGATCCAACGGTTAGTCCGACGATCACCGTCCCACTAAAACCGGCTCTATAAGAAAAAGAAGTAGCATTGCGCTACTTCTTGTATTTCTCTTTTTTTACAGGTTTCGCCGGCATCTTCTTTCTAGCTTTTGAGCTTTCAACTAATGCTAGTGCGTCCTTTCCAGTGCTACCTTTCGGTTTTCTTGGTGGCATTACTTTAGGAGATTCTTTAACTCTCATTATTTTTTCTTCCCGGCTTGCGCCATCTTTTCCATTTTTTCTTTACCGTATTTATTCATACCTGCCTTGGCTGCAACAGCTGCGGGGTTCGCGGCTCCTGACTTAACAGCGGCTTTCTCGACGGCTTTGAAACGAGCGCCTGATCCTAATTTTGCTTTCATAATTTCCTTGAGGGCATATAGCCATTTTAACATTATTTCTTACCTTTCTTCTTTTTTACCTTATTGGGTAATTTTTGTCCCTTCGGAGTATGAGCCGCAAATTCCTTTGCGACTTGCGGCTCATTAGCGAAGAGGTAGGCTCTCTGTGCTTTTGATTTAAAAGGCATAGATTAACCTACGATAGCCCAATTGATTGTCGAAGTGTCTGTAGCGTCTTCGGATGTGATGTCGAAACTAACGCCAGTATTGATCGTAATCAACATCGGCATTGGGTCTGTTACTGTACCTAGAGCCACTATGGAGTAGGCAATAACGGATCCAGTCACCGCAGCAGTTGTCGGAACGTTTGCTGTACCACCAATTAGGGCGACGCTACCTTTTCTAGCACCTGCACCCCCACTTGTTAATACAACACCCCCCTGAGCCGGGAATGTCATAACATCTGCATCTGAAAGGGTTGTCCCGATAGCTTCTTGATAAGCACCGGCAGCACCATCCATTCTAGCTAGACGATTATCTGTTGAAGAAGTTGGCCCTACACCAACAGTTTGCCTTGCAGCAGCATTGTTTGTGTAATATAGGTGGGTTCCATCATACTCGACAGCTCCGGCCTCTGGAGAGGTTAAATTAACTCCAAGGGTGAACTTTAATGGAGCTGTACCAGCGGCCGCAGTTCCAGCCTTTAAAACCGCAGTAAACGCAGACATAACGTCCGTGTCTGAAACCACGATACCGCTATCCTGAATACCCCAAGAAGTACCATCAAACTTAGGCAGCGTATTATCTACCGAAGAGCTTAAGGTTGGAGCATGCAATAGCGTCTGTCTTGCAGCTGCGTTGTTAGTATAAAATAAGCTCGTGCCATCGTATTCGACCGCACCAGCTTCAGCCACCGTTAGGTTAACACCTAAAGTGAACTTCATAGGCGCTGTTCCTGCAACAGCTGTACCTGCTGGAAGCGTTGGGCGTACCCCTGTAAGGATACCTACATCGCTAAGAATACCCACGCTGTTTTGAGCGAGCTTACCAGTGGTTCCATTGAATCTCACTATAGCTTTGTCTGTTGAGCTCGCAGGGCCATCCATGTTTCCGCTAGCTGCGTCAGTAATACCGAGCCAGTTAGCAGTATTTCCACCTGAAATCGAAGCTAAAATCCAGACACCGCCGGTCGCTTCGTTAGGCCAAATTGTCCCGATATTGTAATAGCCACCTACTTTCGGGTCGAATAGGTCGGCAGTTGTTGGATCCCTCTGAAAAGGTGCTCCTGAGGCCATAGGCACAACAGAGTATTTCAGCTTAGGAAATCCTAACTTATAGGTTGTAGGACTTGTCATTTTTTCTCCTTGAATATTTATTGCCTTCGTGGCAACTTAAAATTTTTTCAGACAGAGGTTATATGAAATACGTGCTCTATCTTTTTCTTTTTGTTTCTTCTCAATTTTGCTTTGGCGAAGAGGCCGCTCCATACGATTATGATAAAAACTTCATCAAGACTATGGATATGCACTTTGAGGAGCTCTTTAAGCTCTTCGAGAAAAATCAGGACAACCTAAGTGAAATCGACCGAGGTTTGATGATTTTTCATACTCACCATGCAAAAAATATTTTCTACTACTTCAAGCTTCGTTATCTGGAACCGTTTGACCCTCAAAACGAACTCCATTAACCAACCTTGATCATGCTGAACACGCAGTAAGTTCCTGCGAATCCAATGTTTTTTGCTGCTCCACCCACTGCGCACGTGATCTGCACTGTGTCACCAGCTGATAATTGATACTGAGCACCACTAGTCAGGGTTAACTCGCCTGAAGTCTGTACAGTCTCAAAATCCATTTCATAGTTTCGGACTACGGTTGCTCCATTGATCACAAAGTTCAGCAATTCAACGTTATTGGTTCCAGCTACTCGATAAGTAAACACCGTGTAGTTGATCTGATAAATACCTCCTTTTCCAACTGGAACAGTGTAGATATAAGTCCCTGAGTTATATCCAGAGCCAATATCGTAATCCACAGTGTCAAATGGAACAGTCACAAAGGTTCCGTCCCCTGTAATGTTGGCTGCCGTATTAGCATTCAAATGAGCTCTAAATGCTGTTGGGGAGCCTGTGCTAGGAGCTTGGAAAGTTGGAGGAACACCAGCCCCGTTCGACGTCCAAACCTCTCCTGCCGTACCTGACTTAGCTGGTAGGATATCAGGCCCAATAGCCAACGCGGTTTGCGTCGCTGTAGAGACTGTTTTCGAGGATTTAGTAAAGGAAATAGGTGTGTATAAAAGCACCCCTGCTCCCGTGATCGCATTCGCTGCTGTAGACCCGACAGACGAGTTTGCAATCGTCATAGTCGAATCAGTACCTATCTCTATAGCCGTAGCGTTGTTCGAGTCGATGTGACTATTTAGAATAATCAGATCGCTATTAGGGCCACCGCTTGTGGTAATTATCTGAGTGTCTAGCACGATCATAGTGCTATGTTTTACAGATAAGTCCCCTCCTGTTCCTGTGCAAACGACTGGAGCATCAAATGTTGAGGACTCTAAATCTAGCGAACAGTTATCAAATATGTTCTGAGTTGTGCTTAAAGCATTATTAAAGAAGAAGGTGTCTTGTATTAATACTCCCCCTCCAGTCATATCGAAATAAGTGTCTGTCCCAGAAATATCTCCTTTACAGGAGAAAACCTGCACGCCAGCATTAGCGTTTGTATTTAGAAACGCAGGAGCGTTGCCGGCAACATTGATAACGCATTCTGAAAACTTAAATAAAGAAGTTCCAGATCCACTTATGGATAAGATATTATCAGTCGCATTAGTGAAGTTGATTCCACTAAAGGAGCAAGTTCCTGTTATGTTTGCAGTCATCTTGCCGTTGATCGTCACGTTAGGTGTGAGCGCATCACAGTCAAAAGCCGCTAAATTGATGTTAGGTGATAAGGCTTGAGTACCAATATTATAAGTACCGGGCTGCAAGAAAATCGTCTGTCTACCACCTGCTGAAACCGCAGCTGCATAAGCTAAGGCTAAGGTTGTGTAGTTGGCTCCATCAGAAGCACCACCGGCGCTTACGATAAATCTAGCTACGTGGTAATCATTCCCCGGAGGGCCACCACCTGTACCTACATAATCGAAGTCATCCGTGAATGTATTATATACAATTTGCATGGTGGCTCCTTAAGAGTATGTGTATGAAGCCCTATCGGCCCACACAAATTTATAATCTCTTGAGGCTATTCCACCTGCGTATGGAAATTGAGGCCACGTAACGCTAATTAGGTTAGTTCCCGAATAGGTTAATTTACGGATCTGCCAGCTGGGCGCACTTGTTGATGTGCCCGGAAGAGCGAAACCTGCATAAATTAAATTGTTACTACCGTCGTATTCTCCTTCAAACTTTCGTTCTCCATAGGTCTTTTGGATAACGTTATCATAGTTATCTCTCTGTAAATTAGGACTTGGCATTAAAACTCGTCTTTGCGTGATCCGAGTTGTTTAGCGCTTCTCTGCTTTACCTTCGACGCGCCTCTTAATTTTTGATTCTATTGTTTTGATCTGTCTATCTTTGTAGCCGTAGTCCTTAAGAACTACCCTTAAAGCCTTCAAAGACTCTTCTCTTTCTTTAGGATTCTTAATGTTATAAGCCTCTTCCCAGTATGGCTCGGATGATCTAAGGCTCATCCCTTTACTGACAGAGAGTCCGCCACCACCAGAAAAGACAAACTTAAATCCTGTTCTAGCTATAGCCTGAAGGAATTGTTCTTTTGAGTCGAACAAGTCTCCAACGGCTGTTTGTAGGGAATATGGAAGTGTCCCTGCGGCAATCTCTTTTGCGTAACTTATTGCTCTATCAATTGTGTGTTTTTTGGTTCCGTCCCAAGGTTTGAATTCGCCTTCTACGTATGCGCCTCTTACTGGAAAAAGCCCCCCCTCTGATGGAGTATGATCAAGGGCAAACTTTGTCGCGTCTTGAATCAGAGGAGAGCTTTTTGAAAATAAGTTAGCTATCGGGTCTGTGAAGTATCTTCCAATCTCTCGGATCTTTTTACCGCCGTGCATATAATACTGACGCCCATTCTCATCCCTACCTACATTGATCTTATCACCTGCGATCGTTATATAAAAATCGGGCATCTCAATGTCGAATAGGTTGCGTCTCTTAGGATCCTCATTCTCGAAAGTAGAGTGAGCTTTATTGATGTCCCATGTAAGAGATCCATCTGGTTTATTGGTCATCCCTGTAGAAGCGTAGCTTAAGAGCTGACCTCCAAAGAATAGACCCATTAAGTATTCTGCAAGGTATCTTTGACCTAATTTGCGTCGAATAGGACTGTTATCTGCTACAGCGCCGGTCACCTCACGGATCGCGGATACGCCCCAGTCTGGGAAGCTGAATACTCGGTGCATACCTTTTTGTTTGTCGTTCATGAATGGGATTAACTCCCAGACCTGACCTCCAAACTGGTCGTTTGTCGCCTTAGCTGACTGTCTCTTGATCTCTCTAAGCAATTCTTCGTTAGGGTACATGCCTTTCTTTTCATAGTATCTCAGCATGCGATTGACGTAGTTTTCATACGTGATGATCTTCATTCTAGGTTGGAACTCTCCAAACAAGAATTTATGCGTCCTGTTTAGGACATTGGCGTTCTCTCCAATCTTCCCTATTAGGTTTGCAGGAAGACTGTTAGAAGCCTGCATCTTAGTCATCAGCTTTTGATAGAAGGTATTAGCCTGCTCTAAATCTAAGTCTGTTGGTCTATTAAGCTTAAGGCCGTGACGTACTGCGTCCTCAACAAAAGACGACTTCTCTAACAATCTAGATCCTTGTTTCCACCATTTAGGGCTCATGACTAAGGATGTGATAAATCCTCCCCCTGAAGTAAACGACTCACCTAGAGCGTTAAAGTGGAAGAGGGAGGCGCTAACGTGGAGCTTATTGAGCGTCGAGTTAACTCTATCGTAGAGCCTTAAAACTGAATTATCTGGCTTATAAGCGTCTCTTGAGAAAACACCTTGCAGTGATGGGGCTAGATCTGGATGCACTAAAGCCGGGGCTTCTGTGACTGCCCAGTTCTTCTTACCGGCTTTGTTTGTGCCAGCGACATAAGATCTCATGTAAGGATCTTGGAATTGAATCCAACCATCTTCTTTAGCTTTCTGATATGCCTTCTTATCGTTAGACCTAACAATGAACTTCTGACCAGCTGCAACTTCAAGATCGTGTAGATTGCTTACCAGCTCGTTATTAGAAAGCACCCGTGTAAGCATTCCGTCTTGCGCAGCGAGGTTTTGTGTGATGTCCCGGTACTTAGGTACTAGTCCAGCCTCTCGAAGCGCCTGATCGAACGTTAGATAGGTTCTTGTGTTTTTGAATGGATTATCGGTTCCAAAGCGTTTTTGCATTGATTCGAATATTGCGTCTACCTTCTGAGGCGAAATCTTTCCTGCATAGAAGTGACGGATATAGATATCTTCTACAGCCTGACGAGGTGTCACACCTTTTCCGCTCATGAATGGCGATTCGTTGATTAAACGAAGCGACTCCTTCATGTGTTGATCGACTATCGTATCGACAACTTCCTTGGATTCAGGCGACATCCTCTTACTTAAGGCTTCAAAGGTATCGTTTTTAACAAATGGATTCCCGGTTCTCTCTCGGTAGAAGATCATGTCTTCTCGATCCTGACGGGAAATCCTCTTATTCTTTCCTATAGCATCTTGCCATCTAGTGAAGAATCTCTCTTTGAGACCCATCTTCGTGGACATATAGTCCTCAACAGCTCTCCAACCTTTTTTATAGAGATCAGATTCAGGGTTAGCGCGAAGTACATCTTGCCCTCCTTTCTTGAATACCCATTTAGTTGCTGCGCGTGTCTTAGCCTTAGCGCCTTTAATTACATTAGTGACTGGGGCAAATCCGGGCTGGTGATTTGTTGGTACATAGACACCTTGAGAGAGAGTCTGTGCTGGCTTCTCTGAGATAGCTTGAACGACATTAACGTTAGTGATCTTCTCTGGGTTCTTAGCTACCAACGTAGGCTTAGTTGTATTGACCTCAGCGGCATTCTGTGGCACGGAGTATTTGCGTGCAGCTTTAGCATCTTGAAGGCGTTTCTTTTGAATGCTAAGGTTCTTCTGAAGCACCTTGACTGTTTGAGTCTTACCTTTAGTCTCTGCCTTCTTGATGCGCTCCTCTATGACGTCGATCTTCTTCTGTATAGAGTCGGCCTCTTTGTTTTCAACCTTAGCCTCAAACTCTTTAACCTGTTCCTTCTCTAGCTTCTGCTGATCTTTGACAGCTTGTTTTTCTTGCGCAATCTTTTCACGCTCGATTTTGGCGTTCTCAGCATTGACTTTGGATTTCTGAAGCTTGACTTGCTTCTTAGCTTCCTTAATTGCCTCTTTATCGGATCCACGTTTTGCCTCACGGAGTTCTAATTGTGAACGCTTTAACTTCTCAGATTCAGTCATCTTAGGGGTGGGGACATTTTCTCCCCCCCCTTCTCTTATATCAAACTTCCTAGGCTCTTTATTGCTTTCCGATATCTTATTGATGAACTTTCGATTTCGATCATTCATTGTCTTGCCGGAGATACCCGGAAAGAGAGTGTCATACTCTTCAAGGAAGTTTTTCAACTGATCAGGAGTTCTTACCTGTTGCTTTTCAAAAGCGCGTTCAGCAAGTTTTTTCTTATTCCCTTCAGGGAGTTGTACGATTTCTTCGTACACCTTATCTTTTGCAGCGGTAACTTCCTCGGCGCTCAACTGTTTCCTTTCTGGAAACACTTCCTTTAGCCCCTTATCTAATTGCTGTTTTAAGACTTCAGGGTTGGTTTCTTCAAGGTTGATCTTAGAGACAAGCTCGTTAACTTTCTCAACGGTAGAACCTCCAGCTTCGCGCATCTTGGAGATGAATCTAGCTAGGTATCCAGCTCCCTGTAATGCGGTCTCTAATGCAGCCCATGCTGCGCCGTGTTTTGCTAAGTCTTCTGCGCTTGGGAGTTCTCCAGTTTTAAAGCCTTCCTTAATACCTTCATATGTCGCACCAGTTGCGCCCATGCCTGTGATTCTAGCGAAGGCCTCTAAGCCTTTCTTGTATATGGGAGATGATCCAGCTAACTTTAGAAGAGGCCATGAAATAACTTTAGCCAAACCTTCAATAGGCAGAATGGATCCAAGGAATTCACCGAATAGAGCTCCGTGCTCACCCTCTTGCGGTCTAAGTGCCGGTATCTTCTCGGATAAACCAAACGTAATCCCTGAGATGATCCCTTTAGTTGTACCTTTCGATTGCATGTATTCGCGATGTAATTTTAGCTCTTGTACATACTCATAGCGCTCGCGAGCCGACATCTTCTTAAGGTCTTCCCTAGGTATTTCCCTAGGACGAATCATCTCTTCGTATTTATCTGGCCCGGGCTCTTGCATTACCCAATCCCAGAAACCTTTATCTTTGGTGGGTTCTTTAGGAGTTGAACTTTCCGGAATTACCGGTTGGTTGGAGTTATCCGGAATTTCCGGACTACTTGCTGGGTTGACGTTTTGCTGTATTGCTGGTGTGTTGTCTTGCGGTACTGGAGTGTTTACTGATGTGTTTAGTTTCTTCTCTATCGACTGCATGATAGTTTTAGAATCATACCCAGCTTCTCTAGCTTTCTTGATTCTTGAACCAAATTCAGGATCCCGCCTTTCAATAGAATCAACTATTTTATCATCATCGTATCCCGCTTCACGCGCTTTATTTATTCTTTCAAGTGATAAAGTCATCTATTCTCCAAAGAGTATGTCGTCTACGCCTGATACCTCTGATGCTTCGCCCTGTTCTGAAAATGGAATCTGCGCTGCCTGCTCAGGAGTTGAATCTTTTCTAGGTGCTCCCCTTAAAGATTTACCGGCTCCCTTAAAGACAGCCTTTAACATTTCAGTGATCTCTTCAGGTTTCCATCCAGCGCGTTCTGCTATAGCCCTTAATTCTTTCTGATTGTCTATACCGTCTTCATCATGCAAGGCTTTTAGTTCTAGGTAGGCCTTCTCTTGGTTCTGTGCTATCTCTTTAGGGTTATCCGAAAACCATGCAGATGGACGAGGTGTTATCTTCACATTGTCGATCTTCTCTCTACGAGCTTGGATATAGTCATATGCCCTATTGAAGGCGTCGTTTACTGACATAGGGTTTTCTTCATCCGTCATAAGCTGCTCAACGAAAGCGTTAAGGTCAGCCTTATCATGCGCTGGGAGCTTCTCTTCTGCGTTCTTCAATAGGCTAGTAGTGTATTTATCTACATACTCAGGTAGCTTTTTATCGCTTGTCTTTGCTGCCTGCTCTAAGCGTTGACGTTCTAAAGCTAAACGGGTTTCTTGGTTCTTAAGAACCTTCTGCTGGTAAGGAGTAATCTGCTTCTCATCTTCACCCTTTTCAGCCTTATTCTTCTTAAGGTTAAGTTCTTCTTCTCGGATCTTCAGCATCGCATCTTGATAAGGAGTGGTCTTACCCTTAGTCGCAATAGCGGCATACTCCTTAATCTCGTTAAGCTTATTTCTCTTATATTCTTGATCTAAGCCTTCATGCTCTAAAACATCTTTGAATATATCTTCTGGCTTAGCATCAGGCCCATACTTATCTTTGATGGTTTGAAAGATGTTTTCGTTTCTACGCTGACCAGCTTTCTCGTTGATCTCGCCTAGAAAGTTTCGAGCGAAAGTTCCCATCGCGTTTGCGTATGGATCTTCCCCGAAGTTAACTACTTGAGCGCTAGGCATTATGGCCCCCCTGCCGCAGGAGCGGCCGCTGGGGTAGCAAACTTATTATTGAAGTAAGCGCCAGCGGCCTTACCTCCGATATCCATTAAGGATCCAAATACCTGATCACCAGCCGATTGCTGTGGCTGTTGATACGCGAAAGTTTGCATATTTAGAAGGTTATTGATACCATTAATTCGACGGTTAACAGAGTCGTTTTGACCCTGATAGAGCATGTTTGCTAGTTGGGCGTCCAAATTCCTTTGAACGTCAGTCCCAGCCTTAGATAAAGCGCCCCCCAAGTAGGAAGAGTTCTGAAGGTTACCTCCACGGAACTGGCCAGTAATACCCGGGATCACTTCCTCTTGGAACTGCTGATAGGCAGGTTGGGCGTACATACTGTTAAAGTTGTTTCGCGCTGCATCAGAATCGAAGTTGAACATGTCTGCGTATTGACCTTTACCTTGAAGGCCTTGAGCGTATTGGTTATATATTCCTTGCTGAGTCTTATCTAATGTAGATATCTTTTTAGGCTTTTTCTTTTTACGGCCAAACAGTCCAAGCAAACCACCCGCGACAGCGCCAACGCCTGTTCCGATAGGCCCAAAGGCGCTACCTATTGCCGCTCCGGATGCTGCTCCACCTGCTCCACCTGCTAAATCTATCTTTCCCATATTTCATCCTTTAAGTTATTTGCTTCCATGTTACTGCTGTATTCGTCGTCCTAGAAGTCATAATCCATGCGGTGTCTGTGTCTTCGTTAATCCAGAAGTCTCCCTCTTCAAAGAGAGTGTTTGTCTGACTATCCGCTGGTGGATTGACATTAGTTCGGTACTTGCTCGTCTTTGTGTTCAGGACGCGCGCAGTGGAACTGAAAGAGTCGTTAAGTTGATTATACAACGTTGGGTTAATATTCTTTATTTCAGTACCCCAGTTGAATCTTGGTGGCTGGTTAGGCATTAGATTAACCTCCCAACCGGTGCAAATCCCGGCATCATAGCGTGCAATTGAACTACTGCACCTGATTGATTATTAATAACTTGAAATTGCACGAATCTTGCGGTTTGATTGATCCAAAGTTTATACCATTTCTTTATGCCGTTCTCGCTCTCTTGATTAGATAAATTGACTTGATAAGGAGCTGGATTATAAGGATAAACTTGTGTCGATTGCTCGGTGTCATTACTTATGCACCTAACTTGCAGTATGGCGTTTTGCGGTGTTGACGTGAAGCCACCAGAACTGTATGCAGTAAAGCCGGTAGCATCGACTCCATCTAAAGAGAAATTATCTGAGTCGATTACGGTGATATAGTAGAAGTTTCCATTGAGCTCTACCATCCCCTGTACACCATTGACAAATACTTGTGTCCCAGTTGTGTATCCATGTCCCGGTACATTCAATACGCAAGGATCTGCTTGGCTAGCATCTTCAATAAGTTCATTAACGGTCAGATCAGTCCCGGCTGTCGAAACGTAGAAGTAAAGCCATCCGCAACTAACTTTCTTATCTGCATTTGCAAATGGATTAAACTTCTTAGTTTTGCAATCAAACACTATACACTTAGAGGCAACGCCATTATTTATATAAGCTGAAAACGCTGTAGCGTCTACTCCGGCTGCTACCTTAAGGTTCATGACGTAAGGAGAGACGACTGTAATTAACTCATATTGCTTATTATTAGCCTCGACCATACCGCTGATTGCTTCTAAAGCGATAAAGTCTCCTACTTCGAAATTTTGAAAGTCGGTAGTTACTTGAATGGTTTCAGAATCGACAACCGTAATATTTCGGATCAGAACCGGATAATCTTCCGTTTCGATATCATTAAGCCTTACAATTTGACCTTCATGACCACCCCCTATAGAGATAGGCGCACCCTTAGAGAAGGCAAAGGCATTCCAGTTTCCATAAACGGAAGCCATCTCATCCCAAGTTTGATAAATAGTAAGATCATTCCAAGTGACATCGAAAGATACAATGTAATTACCCATGCAACTAAGTGGTATTCTGTATATCGAATAGTTATCTTCTTCGTAATTAGTAATTAATATCCTGTCGGATTTTGTTTCTCCCATTGAAGGGTGAATCAGATAATGGTCGCGGTCTTTATCGACTGAACCAGCAAAGCATAAATTGAAGTTGTCTGAGTCTATTTCATTGAAAGAGTAATCAGGAATTTTATCGTCGGCTCTCTCGACAGAGTACCCGTCTGTGATAATCAAACCTAGAGGGCTTAAAGCGTTTGTTCTATTGAGGTATGTGATCGTACCATAAGGAGCCTCAGATCCACGGCTTCCATCTAATCGGTCTAAAACGAACGGAACCACGTCATTTTGCGTGTATTTCATCACCCAGGTCTCTTGCTTCAGGAAGATCAACAAATCGTCTCTATTGAAGTCTGAAGAAGAAATAAAGGTATCGGCGGGTATATCTATTACCCCTGCACCTATTGCATCTTGAGTAAAAACATCTCCGAATGCTCCCGTACCTGAAATACGAATTCGATGACCAAACTGAGTGTCGCTAACACCTTCAATGGTGTATTCGACAACCAATCTATCTTTGAATTGAAAGATATGAAGAGCTGTCTTTATAGGAGTGTTTAACTGCTTATAAGTTATAGTGATCGCGCTAGCACCAGCTACGTTTGCGTTAAACGTGACTGAGATAGCTCCAGTGAGATAGTTCACTGTACCCGTTCCATCTCCTTTAAGAACTCCAAATTGGTCATCTGTGACGACTTGCGCGGTTGCCGTAATAGTGACCGTCCCCGGCACTATTCCAGTATTGGCAGGTGTGGTGAAATTGTATGGCCCCGGTGTACCATCACCTGTTCCAAAAGCCGCTGCCGTGACCTGAACGCTTGCTGTATAAATCGGGTAAGGAGTGACGGTAGAGCCGCTATATTGTTGAACAGGATCTTTAAAGTTGACAAAGAGAAGTCTTTGTAAATTTTGAGGAGTAGGGTAATTGACCCATGACATGAAATTTGTTTTATCGCCAGAGAGAAGAACGGCTGGAGAGATATCGTCCAGTCGATTAGTGACGGAATTATATCGGTTAACATAAGTGGTATCCGCTACGATCAACTCGCGCGTATTTTGTTGGGTATAGAAGTTCATCACTCCCATAACCGGAAAGCCTTGATGCAAGCTATAGGTCACGGTAACGCTTCCAGCGGTAGGCGCTGTTGGAAGGGTTATTGACACAGCTCCGGTCATATAGTTCACTGTGCCAATCAATTTAATCACAGTACCGCCAGAAACATAAGCCGGCAGGGAGCTAGAATCAAATCCATCTAAAGTGAATGTATTTAATCCGGTAACCGTGATCGTATAAGGATTAGGGGAATTAACTGAGGTCATTCCCGAAACGCCTGATATGAAAACTTGATCTCCAGTGGTGAATCCATGATTCACAGTGGTAGTGACTTGAGCCGGATTCGCCTGTGTGATAGTAGAGATGTTGATCGCTGGAAGGACAAAATATCCTAATCCATTATCGGTAAACGATTGAACGGGTACTGTACCCACAACCGTTACAGACCCTCTGCGAATAGCTTGGTTTACGGGTACTGTCAAGCTTGCCGTAAAGACTCTGTTACTGCTATTTATAGCTCCTACAGTCGCAAAACCTGTCACGGTGTGGATCATTCTTGATTCGCAATAAGGAGCCCCACCTCTTTGACCTGTAGCGAATTGACTATAACCTTCTCGCTTTTGCCAGACACCTCGATAGACGAAGCCATCGAATAGCTCAAATTGAGCATCATCAGGTAAGAGCCAAGGCTGTCTCTCCCTATCAAAGCCGGTGTCGAAGTTAGCAATTAGGTAGCCTTGATAAGTCATTAGAATGACTCCGCGACTATCCAATAGCCCAAAGTTTTGTTTCCTACCCCGCTTGATCCGTTATCAACTATAAGATTCGTTCCACCGCTAACAGAAACGTCAGGGCGACCGGTGTTAGGACTCTGGAAGATTAAAATAAGCTGGACGTTAATACTCGCTGATCTCAAGAAACCATAATACCTATAGAAGTTCCCTGAGGGGTTTATATAGTTAACCATAATGGTTCCGAACGTGTTTGGAGGAACAGCGTAAACCGTTCCAGAACTCGTTCCATTAGCCAATACAACAGATCCCGCTACTTTTAAAGGAGCCGGTGCAACAGGCGTTAAAATGTAATTTGCAGCGCCGTTATACCAATTGAGCTGAGACGCTCCCCCTGAGTCAGCTTTTGCATATAAGATCCCATTACCAGCCGGAAGACCGACAGGCGTGTCCTGATTGATTAATGTGACCCTTTTATGGATACCTTGAGATAACGAGGAAGAATCCGTAAAGTTATGGTCATTATTGATTATGTCTTTCAAGCGCTGAAAGTTCGTGTTATTTTGCGCTGGAAAAAGCCCCGGACTCTGTGAAGCATTAGGGACTACGATACTAAAAGTCATTAGAACCTCGGGGTTGATCTTTGGTTTTGTTGTTGCTGATAGGTGCGTGCATAAACCTTGCTTCGATAGTCGTTAAATGCAGGGGCGTTTTGAGCCACTACATCGAATTCTCTATAGTCGTTAAGAAGGTCTCTAGCAGCTCCGTATGCGATATATCGCCATAGGTAGTCGTTCTGGATTGGATCATCCAAAAGCATCGGAACCTCTACCTGATAGGCGTTGATTTTCATGAAGTAATTTTTATCAGGCGGCCCTCTCCAAGTCAGAGTGTTGTTGTAATACAACACATATGTAGGACGTTGAGGCTGATATGTTTGAGTCTCAGGCCAGATAGCATAGAATTGAGCTGGATCCTCGTACCAGAAAACCTCGAAGCCATCCGCGGTACAGAAAGGCCCGATAGTTGTGAATTGAGTCTGAGGAGTTGTCGGAGCTCCAAAAGGTTGCTGTAAGTTAACTGGAAGTGGGTTAGGATTAGCAGGGCCGTAAGTAAACTCCCACCATGTGCGCTTCTCCTTAAGGCGAAGCTCTTGACCCATTTCCAGTGTGTAATAGTCATTGACATAGCCAAGCATGATCTCATCGGTAAACAGAGGATCGGAAGAATCCATCCGACCAGTTGCTAGTCTCACTATATTGATGATGTCTCTTGCTGACTTAGTCATGATGCCCTCCTAGACTTCAAAGCTCATAGGCTGGCAGCTAAATCGAGCACGCTCACCTACTTGTTTTGTTTCGGTTTTTTCGACATATCGACCACCGCCGGCATCATTTTGAATCTTAACTTCGGCATAAATAGGCTCGGACAATCCGGTAAGCCATTTAATTACTGGCATGCACAAGTCATAAACACATCCCGGAATCAGCTGGCCTGACCAGTCGATATCTTTATTGCGTACACGACATTTCAGAACGTTTTGAGGTTGCTCGAAACGCTGGAATCGTACCTTCATTTTAGGGTAATAATCTTCAGTAGGACACTTCACAGGAATCTTATTCTTGCGAGCCCACTTGTTATAGATAGGAAAATGCTCTAGCTTTGTAGGAAGCTCTTCTTCAGGATTATAAGCAGGTTCAGCAACCGCCATCGAAGCTTCATAAACGCTAGGGTCTTCTTTTTTTGTTTCTTTCTTCATTATGTCTCCATGACATTCAAGTTCTGGGTGAATAGATCTGGCCCAGTAAGGTTAAATTGACCTAATCCGCTAGGGATGTAGGCTGTGTAATTGGTTCCATCAATCGGCTCACCGTATTGATCAAAGAGTTCAAATGTATTCTCAGTTGTGTTCTCGACAACAAATGCTCGATTAGTGAGTTGTTCCATGCCTGTCGCATCAGCAAGCGGCAACGCGTAAAACCGCGTTGCACGCACAACTTGTCCGCGCTGGAGACCGTGATCATCAATAGTCACCACCACCGGCACAGTCTGACTGATCGCCGAAGGTGAGGCTAATTGAGTGATCGCGAATCCCAGCTCGGTGTTAGTCATTAGGCCACGTCTCCGAGGTTAGTGACTTGGTTCGCCTTCATCGCTCGGATGAAGATGATGTCGTTGTCATTACCCGTGATCGCTGTTCCCAATGTGTATCGGTAAACAGGTGCAGGGTTTTGAGTACCTAGCGATTGACCGATAAGGTTGAATCTCGCAACGCCGTTATTGACGAATGCAGTCTCACCTGTAAGGTCTGCCTTGACAGTTGTATAAGGCTCTAGCAACTCGAAAGTTGTGCTAGTAACAGCGCCTATTTGGAAGACTCTGTTATTCAATCCATAGCACCCTGTAGCATCTGCAACAGGAGTAGCCCGGAAGTTTGTGCCTCGAACGAACTGACCTTCAGTGAAGGTGTTAGCAGCGACCGTGACCACAGAAGTAGTCAGGTTGATCGCTGTAGGGACAACGTTTGTAGCGGCGAATCCAGAACCATCTGGTAATTCATCAACCCCAGTAGTCGTTAACAATGCAGACGAAAGGTCTGTAGTACCTCTAGTGATCTCAATCCCTTGGATTGAGGCTGTAGGCATATCTGCGAACCAAATACCTTGTAGGTTATTTGCGTTTGTCGCATAGGCAGTGGTGTTCCACCATTCAATGCAATCAGCTGCAAAAGGCAGTGTGATTACATATGGTGTTGCACCGGCTGATTGGAATTTGAAGATCGCGATATTGGCGTCTTCGAAATTAGTTACGGCCATATAAATTCCTCCTTATGGTCTTGTACTTAAGAGATTTATGACCCAACTGTCGTCGAGGATCGTGCATCCAAGACGGCCCTTCCAGCCCATAGTTGAACGTTGGTTCAACGGATCCTGACCGGCTCCTAGAGGCTTTATGATCATTTCCATAGACTGATCGTCGATGGCGATGGTTCCATAGCCGTTAGCTGCGAATACCAAGTTCGAGTACACAGCAGGGTTTGCGGTGGACTTATATGCCTCAGTAGTCATAACAACGCGAATTTCATCACATGCACCAAGCTCTGCTTCAAGAACAGATTGCTGTCTTGGATAGCCTGCGGTAGGGATAAAGTTGCTTAATTGTTTAACGTTTGTGCGGAGATCGGTTGAAACTACCATCCAGAAGGCCTGCCAAACTGGGGCTGTACCCTCCATGTTGCGTCCTTCGATATTCGGAGCCATCCTACGACCGTTGTTACCCAACAGGTAGTCTGTAGCCAATTCCATATCTGGAACTGTCAATTCCGTTATCGCCTGCCCGTTCTGGCCGTTTAGGCAAGAAATCTGGCTGGCTGTAGCGACAAGCATATTACGAATTATTTTATCGTAACTAGATGCTTGGTTCTGAGCTAACATGTCGGCGACTTCGTTAGCCGTTTCGTCCTGCACAGTGATTATAACGTCGTCTGTAAGCTCTACGACCTTCCCGTATTGGGAAACGACCGCTGTTACGTCGAACTTATTAACCTGTTCAGGGTTCGGGGTAATACCTTCTGACAGCGGTGTGAGCGCATCAGCTAGGTTCTCAAAGCGTCTAAAGATCGCTTGCTTGGAGTTCTTTTGAGGTATACGTCTTTGTTGAGAGAAATAGCCGTACACAAAGTAAGGCTGATGTCTATCGAGCAAAACGTTATCAAAATAAATTTGAACTTCCGGATCCACTTGCGTGGTTGTGGTCATTCCGTTTGCCATTTAGGGCTTCCTTTTTTTAGCCCCCAGCTAGCATTTTCCTCCGATACTCTCTGAACTCCGGTTTCCCCTGTATTGACTTTAGGTAGTCTAAATTGCTACCATTAGCTGCCTTAGCGATCGTTGCGGGATTTCCCGGTTTCTGGGCATTCTCCACGATCTTCTTCGCTTCATCCTTCGGTCTCGCAAACTTGCTGGATGGAGCGACTTTTTCATCTTTCGGCATATAATCCTGTACAATCTCGTATGCTCTAGCATACCGGTTAGGAG